CATACACATCGGCATAATGCCTTTCATGTATGTTTTTTGTATAATACCACTCATAGCATATTTATCACCCATGGCCATCCAATAGTCTCCAGAATTAGACCAGTAGTCAGTGAATGATGGACTAAAAGTATCTGCGTTTGGATCTGATGCTGGAGTAACTGAAGCCAAATAATCTTGATAAGACATTTGGTCTTCTGCAGGGAGCATACTATTTAAGTCATCCCATTCTGATGCACTCATTGCCATAGTTTTACACCTCCACCGCATATAAAGACATTATTGGGCCATCAACACTTTTACCATAATCAATTTGATATACAACATACCTTGTGCTGGAGTCAGAAATAACATCAACACCATCTGCTGTCTTATAATCAATATTAATTATATCTCCTAATTGAAGCGTTGGTATAGAGAATATTTCCATACCGATAGTTTTTTTAGGCTTAGATGTTTTGCCAATAACCCAACCTAGTATATCCTCTGCCGTGTCTTGATCTTGAATATATACACCTTGTAATGTAAATTCATTTCTTCCATATTGTATTCTGCTAACACGAATAGAATCATATTCATCAATAAATCTTTGTGGTGATGTTACCAATACATTTCCCTTTAATTCAGGGTCAGACAAGTTACCTCGTTTTTTATAATACTCATCTACTGTTAAAGTATGAGTGGTATCTTGCGTAAATGTTATGCCTTGAATTCTTAAATAGTTGCCACTTGTTTCATCTAAACTAATTGTAGTATCTGTAGCGTTAAATACTAAAAATTCTGCACCGTATGATTCTGCCATAAAACCAGAGATAACATAGCCCTTTAACCTATTAAAAGTTGCTGCTATTTTTGCATATAATGCTGGATATGCTTTATCATATTTAACTTTAAAATAAGATGCCTCTCTCATAATAGTACCAAATTCATCATAAAAAATATCATATACTGGCATACACATCGGCATAATGCCTTTCATGTATGTTTTTTGTATAATACCACTCATAGCATATTTACTCAAAGACTCATTTGCATTAATCTCTCCATCATCATCACCAAAAACTTTAGAGATTGGAATTCCAGTTGGGAATGAAGAATTTTGAGAGTAATTTTGTCCAAGTGCATAAATATTTTCAAACATAATTTTTGTTGAGCCACGCACAAAGAGTCCAACCTGATTTCCAGTAATTGGTATAGGAGATGTGTCAGTAACAACTTGAACTAATTTATTATTAATATATAAATAAAACACTCTTCTGTTAGAATTTATATCCATATACTCTATTGTTAAATCATATACTGTAGGATTTTTTTCATTAACTACTCTATACTGTCCAGTAAACTCACCACTGTCAACTAGTATATTTCCTATACCGCCCCATAGTTTTACTGGTACTGCCCTTCCAGTGCTAGAATTTCTTTGCACCTTATAAAATAAAATGTTGTCTAGATTGTTAGTTGCCTCACCACTTGAGTTTGTATTTAAATATTTATTTAAATTAGAAGATGTCAGGGCTGCAATTTCAAAGTAATAACCCTGATTTGTTGTTGGATTAACAAGACAAATACCTCCAGAGCCTCCACCCAGCGTAACTGTTTTTGTTGGATCTATGCCAGTTATATTAAAATATGTAGTTGATCCTACTGGTGTTTGATTTGATTCTCCGTTAGATTCAATTCTTCCAATAATTCTCATTCTTGTTCCAAAACATTTAAAAGGCCTGTCTAACTCTTTCCAAACATATGAAACAAAGTCCCTTGATTTTTCTGTGGCTTCAAATATAGGTCCATTAAAAACAAGAGCGGAAGATTGTATTGTTCCAGTTTGAGTAGTTTTTAATAATGGTACATCTGTTTCAGTTGCATATGAAGTTGCAAATAAGTTTTTAATAATACCATTTCTTTTTGATTTTTCTGCTTTACTTTTATTTAGACCAGCAACACCATTGGTAACTGCAGGAAGTGTAGGGTCAATTTTTGTTGTATACAGTAACTCTGATTGCATATCGCAACCATTAATTGTTTCATAATATGGCTCTGCGTATATTCTTACTAATCCAGTAGGATACATCTTTCCATTAAATGGCAGTTGTGAAAAATATTTTTGATACTCTAAACCACTGGTTATCCATTCATTGCCCACCCCTGGTATATTATATTGAACTGCATCAAATCTAATTATTTCTCCAGCAGCATAGAAGTATCCTTGATATCTTCCAAGCCAATATACATTTTCTCCAAAATCAATAGTATTATTAATCAAAATATTATTAACTACACTTGGTGGATTATTATCAAGATCAGAGTTTAATGGTAATGCGCTCAATACATATGTTGACTGCATTTCATTATTTGCCGTTTTTGTTTTAGCAGATCCAGAAACTTCCCATAACAAAACTGGTTTATATATAAAAGTTTTATCTTGGTCAACCATTTGAGATTGTTTAATACTTCCATAAGATCTTTGAATATATCTTTCAGTATATGTAATATTACCATCATTATATATTTTTTTGTTTTGAGAAGATATTCCTATAATATTAGAAAGTTTGTTTGGGTATACGTTTTTGTTTATACCAACTTCTGATGAATTATTAGATCCATATAACACAATGTCTACTGGCCTTTCGTCAGTTTCATCTAATAAATAATTTTTACTAACAACTACAAAATTATTGTATTCATCAAAATACATTGCTGATTGTGTAGATATTGCAAGTTGTCTTAAAACTTCTGCAACGTTTTGTTCTGGAGCAACAAAAAAGTATGGAATTATAGGATCTTTTTCATTAGAAAGTCTTTTAAAAATGTAATTAGAAAAACCAATATGGTCTAAAAGAATAGCCACTGCCTGACTTAAAGATGCTTCTGTTATTAATATTTCTGGAGCCTTAACTGATTCAAAATAAAAATAAAAATCTCGTAATGCAAAACTTATGTTGCCATCTATAGCGTTTGTTTGTGGCATTCCCTCAGTGTACAAAGTTTTTATTGGAATGTAATAGTTAACATCATTTACTTCTCTGATAACCTCGTATATATTGAACTTAATTGTTTTATCAAAATATTTTGCTATTATACTTCCTTCATTTCCATCCCAAATATTATTTTCATTGAAAGAACTATCATTGTCAAAAATAGATATGGACCCAGTAGATGCCAGCAAATTTCCTACGGGTATAGACGAATTTCCCAAATCAGATAAAACTTTACTAGTTGAAAAACTAATAGTTTTATTAGTCATATCTGCTACTAGTCTAGGAGATAGTTCAATTAATTCAAATGGTACATTTGGAACATTCATTGTTTCTACAACAACTCTAAGACCTTTAATAAAAACAAACTCTCTAAATATTTTACCAAAAACATTGCTATCTATAAAATAATCTGGATTTGTAAAATCAGTAACAAATTGTGTATTTTCATATACACCGTCAGTTCCAATTTTCCAACTGTACTTTGGAGTAAATTGAGAATATCCAGAGCCATTCCAAATATACAAAATACCAAGACTAGAAGATGTACTTTTAACTAAATAGGCATATCCCTTTACATTGTTTGTTGGTAGTGATGAAGCAGATGTAGATGTTCCTACAAGAATAAAGTTATCTTTAAAAGCATCTGGAACTTCTAGCCCATACTGTAACCTTAGATACCCGTCACTATTAAAAATATCAGTATTATCATCCCTTAGCGAATCTTCATTAAATGAATAGGCATCTATCCACTCATTATATTCACTTAAATATTGAATAGTAAATCTTACAGGAGTTGTTGCATTTTCTTGACCATAAAATGGATCATTTAAAATTTCTCCATCTTTTTTAAACGGTCCAAGATTTATATCTCCAATGTTAGTTTGTACTTTGCATATAATTCTATTTGCTGGAACTGACTCTTTATAAACAACGAAAGGACAAGCATCGTCAATTGAATATATACCATTAGCGTTATCATATTTTGATATACCGTACTCTTTGTTGCTATTATCGCTAGTCAATGGGATTGGGATACTATTACTTTGTATAGTTACGTATCCATCTTCTAATGCTAAACTTTCGGTTCTGTAAGATCTCCAATACTTAAATTGGTCATCTCGGTGTGGCATATAATATCTTGGTCTTAAATACATATCTTGATTTGGATGAGAAAAATATTTATTATTAAAAAATGATGCCTTGTTAATTCCTGATCTTGGCCTGTATGGTTTAAAACAATCTTCTAGGGAATAGTATAATTTTTCTAACTCTTTAGTATACGTAAACAATAATGGAGTTACTGTATCTGTTTCTAATCCACTTTCTATAACAACATCTGAATCAGTTGCATTGGTATAATGATTACTTTCATCAAGTGGATCAAAAAAGTTTGGAATTTTAAAATAATCAGAAGTAGAATCATTTTTACGATATCTATAATTACCCATTTTAAAAATATTACCAGGAACGTTCATATTCCATTCAGCAACTACTGCAGTTTGAGACTGAACAGTAAAAGATGTTTCTAAATGATTTTTTAATTCATCATTTTGCCACACATTAAACCTCTTCTAGTGAAACACTTATGTTCCACAAATCCATATTATTCCCGCCACGCTTTACAACGCTATAGTTAAATCCAGCAATGTACATTTGTACTACCTGGCTGTATTCTGCTAAATGTAATCTAGCGGGATTGTCATCTCCAAAATTATTATATTTATCATATGATAAAAATACCCAGAACGGATCTTTATGATTTTCATACCAATCAAGTAGTTCTACTCCGCCTGCACCTCCATCAGCAGTATATTCTGATTCTGATCCAGTAAAAGAACCATAGCCATGGTCATATGCAGACTTTCCAGTAATTTGATTAAAAGATGGATTTAGTTTGTACGATCTTGATGGTAAATTATTCCAGTCAGTTGATATTGCTATTTTATCTGCTATATGATAAGAACGCATTGTTCCATTGATCATTCTTCGTCTTTGTTCTAATCTTTGTGTTGATATATTAATAGGAGAACGGTTGTGATCAGACAACACTATAAAATAATCTTCTGTGGTAATGCTAGTTAAATCAGAACCTTTTTCATATCCTGATGGAACATATATGCCATTTGATATAGTTCCAGGCGTATCAGACCAAAGCATTGCTTGTGGTCTAGCATACCTTTTTCTGCCAGTCATATATGCCGATGAAGCCATTATACTCTCCTACCTCTTAATGTTGTAGATTCTAACTGCCTAATTTTGTTCATAACAGCATTTGCTATTTCATCTGGATTACTGCTAGAACCCATAACATTAACATCTACCTTATAATTATACACCTCAGAACTATTGTCGCTGTATCCTCCCTTAGATAATGCAACTGAATTCTGTAAAGCAATGTCTGCAGCCTTTTGTGTTGCAGTTCTTAAACCTCTATTAGTAGCCATTTGTGGATATTGCATTTGATTAATAGATTCAAGCATTGGGCCAAAGGCCTGAGCAGATGCTTTATTTATTACAAATTCTCCTGGAGTTAATAATGTTGGAACTTTGTCAGATAATCCAATACCTGGAACAATACCGCCAATTGCTCTCTTTAAAATTTTTCCACCGTATTTTTTAGCGCTAAATGCACCATATACACTATAACTTGGATATATGTCTGAACCACTAGAACTTGTACCAGTAATTACTGTACGACCATCAACTACCTTTGTTCCATTAACTGTTGATGCTCCAGCAAGTGCCGATAGGTGAGCATCTTCTGTAGTGCTTGTACCAGTTACAACAGTTCTTCCATCAACAGTTGTTGTTCCTGTAACAGTTGAACCACTTGAACTAGTTGAACCACTTGAACCAGTTGAGCCCACAGTTCCGCCTACTGTAACCACATTTTGTACAATGGTTACTGTATAAACCATTCCATTAATAGAGTCTAAGATAGCCTTTATTCCTGCTGCAGCATTCTCTCCTGCTTCTAGTGATGCCTGGATTGCATTAAACTTAGCCAATGCTGCCTCTGCTTCTTCAACAATCTTTTCCCATTCTTCTTTTGTTTTGCCAGACTCTTCTAGTTGCTTAATAATCTCTTCAACAATTGCTTCATCTGCTGCAAGTTTGTCTTCTGCTGCATCTAATTGACCTTCTAACTTATCAAGTGTTTGTTCTGCAGCATATAGTTGATTATTTTGTATATCTTCTATCTCTCTTTGAATTGCAGCATTAGCCTCAGTTAATCTATTAATTTCATTTTGGAATGGAATCTTAGATGCTTCCAATCTTTCAATTTCTTTTTGAATTGGAAGAACTGTGTTACGAATATATTCTGCCTTAGCCTGCTCAAGTTTAAATGACTCTTGCTGTATCTGATATTGTCTTTCTTCAATCTGTGCCCTTGTCATTCCGTCAACAGCAATTGATCCAAGTGCCTGCTGACGAGCAGCATCCATGGCAGCCTGCATAGCACCAGACTGAGACTCTGCTTGCTGAGATCTTAAATCTTGAACACCCTGTGCTGCTGCAGAAATATCTCCCTGACTTAAAGCATCAGCAATACTAATTCTTGTTTTACCTTGTTGAATAGCCTCTTCATTGAGTTTATTCATTTCCTCCATTGCTTTTTGCTGTTTATCATACTGTTCATTAATTGCTTTTTCTTGACGCTCAATCTGAGAAAGCCTATTTGATAGAACATTTGATTCATCATTTAGTTTTTGCAATGGTTCATCAAAGTTTAACTTAACATATTCTTCTGCTGCCTTTAATCTTTCTTGTTCTTTATCTATTAACTTATCAATCTTATCAATCTCTTGCTGTTGCTTGTCTATCAAGGCATTATTTAAAGAAATAAGATGTTGTTTTGCATTTATTTGACTTTGTATGCCAGCAATAATACTCTGTTGTTGTGTAACTTGATTTCTAGCAGCAGTTACTGCTGCCTGAGATGCTCCAAGATTAATCTTGCTTAGTTTTGCCATCTGTTCTGCATTTAGTCCACTTAATTTAGAAAAATCTCCACCATAACTTCCAGTTTGCGCTGCACGGCGTATTACTGCTGCTCTAGCATCAAGAGATCTAATTTGAGCACCAGCAATTGAAGTTACTTTATTGACCTTACCTTCAACAGTATTCATTTCTATATTGATTCTTAAAGTTCTTTCCCTAACAATTTCATCAATATAATTTTTTAAGAATGCTGCCTTATCTTTTGCTTGGTTAAGACCATTTATAAGTCCTCTTGCTACATCAGCATTATTAAGAATATCCATTATCTCTTCAGACTTTAATCCCATTTTTTGTAGCAATGGCATAACCTTTGTAAATTCTTCTGTTAAATTATTTTTTGCTTTTAGACCTTGCAAGAAATTCTTCAATGCACCCTTTTCTGTCTCCTTGTTCATTTCTCTAATTAGTTTTAATATTGTATTAAATTCTTTTTTAGATTTAGTAGTTGCTAATACCATTGCTAATAATGGATCTTTAGATAGTTCAAGTGCTTCTGCAATGCCCACACCATTTTGACGCATTAGATTAAATGCTCTAGAAGAATTTTGAGCATTGGTTATTGCTTCTTGTAATTGTTTCTTTAGTTTTACAAATGGACTATCTTCTCCAGTACCTGCGCCACCAAGATCTCCAAAAGCCTTCTTTGCTGCTTCAGCCATTGCTTTCATGCCTGCTGCAACAGCATCAGTGTCTTTTTTGATCTTTGCTTTAACACGAGTTGCTGCTCTTTGCGCTCCTCCATCAGAACTTGTTTCTGCAGTTTTTAATGCATTTATCATTGTTTTTGTAATAGTTTCAACACCAAGTAATGCTGCTTTGGCAAGTAATGCTTGAGTTGAAAAATTCTTTATTTCTCCTGCAGCCTTAGCAATATCTCCAGGCATATTTTTAAATATGTTTTGCATTAATAATGCACTTTGAGGTTGTGGCATGCTTTGGATTGACTGAATAATAGAGTCAAAACCTTGATTAAATTGATCTAAACTAATAGATCCATTTTCCAATTGTCCAGACAATCCATTAAACATACCAGCAATAGCCTTAGAGGCAGTTGAAACACTCTTCTTTAAACCCTTTGATAGTTTCTCTTCAGTCCAAGTTACTATCTCTCCAGTAGCACCACTAACTGCTGTTTTTGTTTCTGATTCATAACCTTTTTTGAACTCTTTACCAAAACTCCTCGTTAGAGCAGTTACGCTTTGCTTTAGTTTTGCCTGACCTTCTGCTGTTGATAAATCTATATCAGCAAAAGATATTTTTAGATTTGTCTTACCAGATTCTTCTTGTAATGCTTTAATAATTAAATCTATTTGCTCTTTAGCAAAACCTTTTCCTTTTAGTTGTATTGCTAAACTATTTAAAACTAATTCTGCTTGCTTTGAACTTGCATTTTTTAATGATTGAATATCTTTTGCAAAATCTTTTTGGAATCCTTCGTCTGCACGTAGTGCATCAAGTTGTGTTCTTGTTTGTGAGTCTACCATTACAGATCTGCCAGAACCTAGCGCACTACGCTCTAGTCTTGTGCTTTGTGGTGCTACTCCAAAGAAATTACCAAGTGTTTTTGCTTTATCTGATGTTAATGTAGCAGCATCACCTAAGCCTTCAATTGCCAACCTACTTTTTTCTAGTTGAGAATTTACTAACTTAAATATACCAACACCAGCAAGTGCTACTGCAGCAAATGCCTTGATATGCGGAATTGGAAGTTTTAGCGCCATCTGCAATGCTTGTAGTCCAAATACTGCTGGCATTGCCTTCTGTGCCACTTCTCCAACCTTACCTGGCATCATTGATGCTGCGAAGAATGCAGTAGACGCAGCCATTCCTACTGCTGGATTAGAGGCCATTCCGCCAAATCTTCCTCTAAATCTACCAAAAGTTTTATCTACAAAAGTTGGCTTTCTTGGTCCATACATAGGGCCTTCTGCTCCGCCAGGAATTACTGGTGGCATTGGTGGAATAATAACTCCCCCTGGACCAACTGTTCCTCCAGGTGATGTTGCTACTCGTCTTTGTTTGATAGCGTTTTGTCTTGCTGTTTCGTATGCATTACCATCATCAGTTCCATCTTTTGATGCCATTGGGTGTGGACTTTGACGTTGACGAGACTCTACATAGACATCTCTTAAGTTTTTATCTAATCCAACCTTGTAAGCATTTCCAGTTTTTATTCCTGCTAGTTCTGCTTGCTTTTCAAATTCTACAGTAAATGCAGTTATATCTTTTCTTAGTGATGCTAATCTAACTTTAACTTCATTAGAGAATTTATTATAAATAGCAGCAGCATCTTGTGATGAAAGCCCCAAAGAACCCGCCATTGCATTACTGATTTTAAATCTAGCATTTGCTTGATATGGAACATTACCTTCTCCGACCATTCTAGTCATTCCGCCATAATATTTTCCTGATTTTCTTGCCTTGGTATATGGATCATTTGTAACGGCAATTCTAGAATCATTTAGCGGATTGGTTACTGTAGTAATATTTTGCATATTCTTATATGCTTGATCAACTCTTGCATCTGTTTTTGCTACTGCCTTATATGCATCACCGATCAACTTATCAAGGTCTTCTGCTGTTACTTCTGTAATATCTCCTAATCTACCAAATCCAGTTGTTATTTCTTCAGTGATTTTTTTATTAATTTGTCTAATATCTTCAATAGAAACTCCTGCTGCTTCTAACTGTCTTTGTAGTTCAATATCTCTAGTTTGTGCATATGCCCCAGTTGTTAATTCTGTTCTTGCTAAGTCTACAGAAGCCCTCTTTCCACTTCCCGTTTTTCCAACTGCTCTGTTTAATTCTGTAGACATAGAGACAACTTCATTACTAAATACAGTAAATACTCTGTCTAATCCATTTTCTACTTCTGCAACCATTGTACGAATTTGTCTTGCAAAAGCCGTATCAAGTCCTTCCACCATCTGTAAAAGTTCAGAACCACTTCTGTATGAACTTCCACCAAAGTGTGCTGCTGCATATCCTCCTGGAATATCAACTGCGGTTCCAGTACCCAGTCCTTTTCTATATCCTGGAATGTTTCCAGCAACCATTGCATTAATTAGTGGTGCATATTTCTTTGCCATTGCCTTTGGAATGACTGCCTCGCCTGGTTCAAGCATTGCTGGTACTGTATCGCCACTACCTGATCCTGGAACTAATGAAACACCCTTTGCATATCTCTTAGGCATTCTTCCAGGAAGCATCATGCCTGGATTTTGAATTATGAAATTTTGAGCAGCAGTAGTTGCTCTAGCATAAGCACCTACTAATCCATCAAGCGCTGCTTTTTCAACATTAAATGTTTGCGTTAATCTAGCATGAGATTGATCTAAAGAGTGTGCTACTGCTGCAGCATTCTGTTGCTCTGTTGTTAATAGTTGAGTCTGTTCACCTAAAATTTGAGATTGGCCTGTAAGTCTTAAGTATCCATTACGAAGAGTTGTAAATAATTTAATAGCATTGGCAATGCCGTTATTTAGCAAACCAAATGTCATAAGTGCAACTGGTCCAATACCACCAATTGCTACTGTCATTACAGTTATTGCTTTTTTAACTCCTGGAGACAAATCATTAAAAGCATCTAAAACATTAGAAACAACATCAACAATTGGTGTAACTGTTTGTAAAAATACTTCTCCTACTGGAACAAGTGCTAGTTTTAGTTGCTCAACAGATGCACGGAATTTATTCATTGCCGATTCGGCTGTCATTCCTAATTCTTTATCAGCCATTGCTGCAAGATCACCAGTAGACGCTGTTGCTAAATCAAGAACACGTGATGCTTGATTTCCAGACCTTGTAACGTTTTCAAATAATGTAGATAGACGTGCTAACTGGAACTTACCAAATAGTTGTTCAATTGCTCTTTGACGATTTAGATCAGAAAGATTATCTAATGCCATAGCAAACTCTATAACTGTTTGTTTTACATTGCCAGCATTTTTATTTACTATCGCATCAATATCAATGCCAAATCCTGCCATCATCTCTCTTGCTTTATCTGTTGGATTAATAAGAGATGCAAGACCAGACTTTAATGCGTTAGCACCCTCTGATGCATTAATACCGCCTTCTTTCATAGCAGCCATAAAGAATGCTAAGTCTTTAACGCTACCACCTAATTGCTTAACAACTGGCGCTGCCTTTGGAATAGCGGTTGTAATATCGTCAAGAGAAACGACTGTCTGGTTTTCAACTGCGTTTAAAAAGTTAATAGAATCAGACAAGTCTTCTGAAGACATCTGGAAAGCATTTTGTAATGATATTGTAGTTTCAAGAGCCTTCTGTTGATCAATCTGACCAAGTACCTGTAGCCTTGTTGCTTCTGTAACCTGTCTCTGTAGATCTAAGCCTTGGAAACCTGCTGCTGCTGCATCTGCAGCAAGAGAAACAGTATCCTTAACAGCAATTCCATATCTTGTAAATGCAACACCTAGTTCCTTTACATTATCTAATGCTGCTTGTGTTTCTGCTGCTGGAGTAAACATATCTCCATACACTTTTTTAAATTTAATAGCAGCAGTTTCCATTTCCATAAATGTTTTTGCTGCAACATTACCCAATAATGTTAATGGGATAGTAAAACCAACCATCAACTGACGACCAGCCCACTGAGTATTCTTACCAAAGTTTAGAAGGTTTGTAGAGCCTTGTTTAATTAATTGATTAAATATAGCCTGTCTTTGTGATGCCATTTGAGTCTGTACAGAAAAGTCCTTCATATTAAGTTCGGTAGGGATAACAGCAATTGCCTTCATTGCTCCATTGGCATCACGACCAAGTTTAATATATTGTGTCTGTAGTCTCTTTACATTATCTTCTGCAACTTTATTTATTGTGTCAAATTCTGAAGAAAAAACTCTGCTGAATGTTTTTGTAGATGCTGCTGCATAGCGGAAATATTCCCGCATTGAGAACTTATTTTTTTCTAATGAGTTAGTAAAAGATTCTGCTGTAGTTTTAATCGTACGCAACTCTGCAGAGAAACCGCCAAGAGAGTTTATACTATTGACAAGATTTCTCTGCAGATCACGCTGTGCTAATGCAGCAGTTGCGCTTGATCTTGATATTGAGGTATAGAATTCAGATAACTGTCTCTGAAGATTTTTAATCTGAGCCAACGCATTGGACGTATCTATATTTACGCCAATATTAGCATTTACGTCAGCCATCTATTCACCTCTTTACTTATGCAATTTTTGGTTGGCCCAAGTCAGTAATTGGAACACCAGAGGCAGCCTCAATTACTTTATAGACCGTTGGAAGATCTATAATCTCTTCCAGTTTCTTTACATCTGCCAATTCTGGCTTGTATTGTTGCATAGCGATTGCTACACACTCAAGAAGAAGATCCATAGACTTATCATTATCTTCTTGAACATCACCAATACCCTCAAACTTTTTGGTAAATTGGCGAAGTAGTGATATCTTTAGAGGTCTTACAGTAACCTCTGTACCGTCCATAAGCGTAAGCGTTTGTGCTTCGTATGTGGTTGTTGACATTATTTCCTCCTAATTAGGTTAAGTCAATTATAGCATAATAAGATATTTTTATTAACTAGAAGGAGTTCTTAGGTCTTCGTAATCTATGCCCATCCCAATACCAAAACCTAGTTTTTGAGCATTGTATCCTTGTAAAGCCAAAATATCTTTGCTGTCATTTGTTGCGCCACCACTAAAGACTCTTGCCTTCATGTCTTCCCACTTCTTTCTGCCTTCATCCTGTGGGTCCCCGTCTAATTTAACTCCTTGAATTGCAGCCAAAAATCTTTTTTCTTCATAGTCTAATTCTCTGCTGGAGGAGATTGTGGCAAATAGTTCTTGTATTGAAATAGATGTTTCTAGTTCATCGTAACTTTTCCATATACCTAATAGAAAAATTTCTGTTTCTAATTTAACCAAATCAAGATCTTTCCATGACAAACTCTCTGAGTTAGAGTTACTTTGAACCTCTTCTTTTTTCTTTTCTCTATTTATTTTTATACCTGCAGCAAAATCTAAAATATCATATACAGTTTTTATATCAAAATTATCTTGAACATCTTCTATGCTTTTAGAAAATTGAGGAGCATACTGTTTCATTGAAATTCTTACACAGTCACATAAAATATCTATCATTTGTTCTTCTGACATGTTGTCTCCTATGTCATAAAAACGATCCATAAACTGTCTCATATATTTTATTTTTAATGGATGTATTTCAATATTCAAACCATCAATAGTTTGTACATTTTCTATTTTATAAATTTCAGTTGCCATATTTTATATTCTATCATAAAGCAACAAGACCCGTCTAAAAAGACGGGCCTGTTGTTTCTTATTGTATTAAATTATCAGGAAGTAATTGTCCAAGTACGGTCAATTATCTTTCCATATGAACCTGAAGTATCTTCAGGTAGCAAGCGGAATGATACCTCAAACATAGATGGGGCATCACGTTTTGCTGATACAGTTACATTTTCAATTGAAAGTGCACGGTATGCAGCGTAAACACGCTCAATACGATTTGAGTCATCGCAATCTCCAGTTCCTGGACCTACTGCAATGATTCCACGCTCAACTGGACATTCTCCAAGATCTCCTGCAGAAAGATCAAGTGCTTGACCTGCTGCGCTGTTCTTGGTACCTGTTAGTTTAGAACTTCCATAAGCCAAAGCAATCAAAAGATTTTCTAGAGTAGCCTCTGCAAAAGCAGTTCTTAGGCTAACTGTCATACCTTGCTTGTAAAGTTTAGCAACGTCAAGAACCTGATCTACCTGAACCTCACCAAAATTTGGTTGGAACTGTAACTCAAGACCATTCATTGTGTAACCTACGTTGTCATACGATGCATTTGCTGTCAAAGTCTCACGGAAAGACTGTGTTGCTGCAGAACCTGCTGACAACGATGGAAGTGTGCCTGGAGTCAGTGTTGTGTCAGCAATAAAGAACGCTGCTGCACCGACGATAATATTTTGATTATTACCACGAGTATATGGCATAATATCACCTCTTCTTTTTAGTTTTTTATTAAGTTGTACGGCGTTTGTGTTTCCTCAAGACAATTATAACAGCCTTTTTATTACAAATATGAGGTGGAATTTGTGTGGTAGTCGTACTCTATTATGAGTTTATTTACGAATATGGTTCTAGCAGAAGCAAGGTCAAGGACATCCCTTGCCTCTTGAGCCTGATAAACTTTAGTATTATGAAAATATACATTATAATTTTCAGAGCCTTTATTAAGGGTGCACCAAGTATTCATGTCCTGAGCAGATGCATCTTCTCTGTCTAATAATTGAGAAATAACAATATTAGCATTATTGACGTTGGCCAAACTAGTACTATATAAATAATATATTAATTGCTCTCGTTTATGGGGATAAAATACACTGGGTCTAAATGTGATAAGTCTGTCATATATGATTACTAATGGCTCAGAGATATTAGTTGCCTGTATAACATTTTTATATATTTCTTCTGTATTAATTGGGCTAGTTGCAAATATAGGAACTAGTTGAGATATAGCACTAACTCCAATATCATCATATTTTGCTAACTCTTGAAAAATAAACTTATTCACCCACTTTGGTGGATATGGAAGATCTGTTACTGTAGCCATGTTCTTATTCTACCTCAACTTTTGCATTAATAATCCATTTATACCCAGTTGATTTGCCAGCACTGCTTCCAGTCTTTGCTCCAACTGCGAAGTTATCTTTATATGCCCTAGGGTTTTCTAAATAGTCCATAATACCGCAAGACTTTAAAAATGCTTGTGAAAAATAAATTGTAAAAAATTGATCAATAACTTTTTCAAAGGATCCTCTAACTTTATTTCCTCCAGGATTATTAATTACAATTTCATTTTTAGTAAATACTGTTTCTCCACTTTCTTCAAAAACCAAAACGCTACTTTCTTTTGGCTTAATAGTAATTGGAATACCTTTCTCCATAATTCTTGCCTTGTTATAAAAAGGTTCTTTTGAATCTCTAGAAATTGATGAAGACTGCCTAAATGTTGAATTAATAGATATGCCAGTTCCACGTACTACAGAGTTAATATTAAAAAGTCTTGCATCTGCATTTCCTACACGATACCATTCATATACGTGATGCAAGGCATCTGGATTCATTCTAGCGTTAGCATCAATATATCTTCGTAATGTCTCTATTGTTCCATCTGCTAAGTTTTTTAAAAAAATTGTCTTGCCTTGATTAATACCATCTAAAAATCCAGTAGAGTATCCTATAACATTATTCATCATAGCATTAAACTTATTATAGTCAAGCGTTACTCTCATTATTGAGCCGCCTGGTTCTCAGATCTACGTATAGTAAAAGAATAATAGTCTATATCGCCATAAGGAGCAAAATGAGGATCATAAGATGCAATTTCATATATAGTTCCACGACCAGATCTAGGGCCAGCACTTTCTTTATATATTAATTCACCAGAAGCACTTGAAATATTTGTAATTAAAATATTTGTCAATGCCTCTGTGTTGTTGTTTGATGTTACTCTTATGTCACCTTTTGTTCTGCCAACTAACATATCTTTATATTGTAAAAATACTGCGGGGGCTATTTCTCCAGTACCTTTTCTTGAAAAAGGCATAGCATTAAGAGCAATCTTTCTATCAAAAACCCAGTCTTTTTTTACTTCACCATAAGAACCTTGAGAAATTATTGGATAATATAAATCTGCTGTCATTGGAAAATATAGATCAGTTTCATTGCAGTTACCAGATGATAGGTATGCGCTCATTTAAATCACCCATGGCTTAGGTAATGTTGTTGTATATTTTTCTAATGCCTTGTCAACAAAAAGGTTTCCAGTTCCATCAAGATGTCTTGGATCCCACTTTATATTAAATTGATCTGTTTGATATGAATCAATGGATCTCTTAAAATATTCTAATTTCCCACAACGAATGTCATCCATTAATCTGATAGTAGCGTCACGAATGTCATTTGGTATAACACGATGACCTGTTTCATAAATAATTACATAGTCCCATCCTTCTGGAAACATAACTGTATTATTTGGTGCACTAAACTCTGGTGTATCTAAAGATGTATAGGCATTAAAAGAATCTGAAGCACTTGGTCTAAACCTTAATGGCTTTTTTTCTGAACGATCATATATTCCACCAGCATCTTTATATATTGCAGTTCTATCCTGTGTTATTCCATATGTATACTCACCAAGGTATGGTGGGTCTTGAGTTGAATCATATACTAATTCTGAGTTTTCATATACTTGTAAAATCTTATAGGCTAGATCCCATAGTGGTAAATAGTCAGTTCCTTGTCCAGTAACCTCTAATATACTCTTTTCAAATAAAAATCCTTTTGGTCCGACAATGCTATTAATTAATGTTCTAGCAAGAAGTTCATACTCCTCATACTCTGCAATTTCTGAAGCGGTAGAGACAAGATCTCTAACATCAACATACGGTCTAATTACATTTAATATATCCTGTACTACGACATCTCCAGTATCGTCCTCTGGGCTATCATAAACTAAAACTGCATAGTCTTGATCATACTTAACAAAGTCTCCAGTTAATGTATATGTTATTTTAGAGTTGGCATCTGATGTTAATGTTTCATTTGCCTCAATGGTTTTTGGAGAGTTTTCAATTGTAAAATAATATTCAGTATTTGGCTCAGGGACCGTATAGGTAATATCAATTGGGTATGGGGGCACTCTTCTAACTATCATTTGTTTTGGCTATACGCCTTCGCCACCTCGTCTGGAGTTGCAATTCTAACAGCCTTATGCCTTAACCACTTTTCAGCATTTTCTGAATTGACAATATTGTAGCCAATTTTAAGAGTTCCTACTTCATTCCAAAATAAATTCTTTTGAGAATAAAGTGCTACCTTGTCATCTGCTGCTGGGCTATTAGTTGTTTTTTCTACTTTTGACTTTGACATTAAAAATCCTCCTGCGTTTATTATACCAGAATGCTTATCTTATATAACTTATAAAATTATTTTGTTGTGGATTTTTTCCACCAGATGGAGTACCAGATGGATTTACAGCGTTAGGACCTGTTGTATCTCCAAATATTACATCTCCATTAATATTACCCAACGCATTATGCTGAGTGATCAATCCGCTTGGTCCCATAATAATTACACCGCCAACACTATTTATTGCTACTGCGCCTTGTGCATTTAGTGTTTCATTTGGGTTTGTATCTGAATATGACATTTATTCTCCTTATAAAGTTGAAAGGGGAGGCAGTTGTTACACTACCTCCCCCTCAAGGGTTCATTTAAGAACTATTTTTTAGGATTCTGCTGCTGCATCTGCGTAAGCAACTGCATCAAGTTCTTCCCATTGTACGCCGAATCGGACGAATACTGTGTATTCAATTGTGTCCTTCTTTGGCTTGTACTCACGGTTTACAGTGATGTCACGCTGGAAACCCCATACACGGTTCTGAGGGAATGTAAGATCTACATAGCCTGCAGGATAGTAAGGAACTTCCTGAACATCAATTCCGAGAACACGTGTTGTACGTGCTCCACCGAAAGTTTGTCCTGAACCATCAAGATATGCTTGACGGTTTGCTGGTGTGCCTGATGGACGATAAGCAAATGCTTCTGCTACTGCATCAGCAAGTGTACCGTTATGCTTGATAATTCCCTGGAATGCGTCAGTACCTGCATAGAACTTAAGATTGCTCTTAAGTGCACGATACTTACGTGGCATTGCCAAGATAATGTTCTGCATTACATCAGTTGTCCACTGGTTGCTTGTAACAGTCACGATTGACTCGTGTGCTCCTGAACCAGCAGTCTTTACACGGTTTACGAAACCATTCATAATTGAAAGGAAATCTCCAGTTGTACCATCACCGTTAATCGCTAGATCTTCAATGTCATTAGCAAATGCATTGGTCATCAAGCGTACGATGTGATCTTCTAGAGCACCTCCTTCAATATTGTCTTCAAGTGCTTCAGTAGATACTTCCCAATCAAGACGAATCTTCTTGGTTGTTAGTTCTACCTTAGTGAATGTAGCACCAGCGTTTGTGTAGTTATTTGAACCTTGCGCTGCTGCACGAATAACACGCTCACCAACGTTGACCTTCTCAAGTTCAATCGTATTGGCTCTCATAGTAACCTTACGACCATCCTGGGCGAGAACTGTTGCATCCCACACGTAGTCAATGAAACGACGAGCCTGCTCTGGCAATAGGATACCTCCTAGTGTACCAGTTGGGTTTACTGCGTTTGGTCCTGTGGTAACACCCATGTTTGCTGTTGGTGTGTTTCCAAGGATACCGCCTGCTGGAGTTGTAACTGAACCGATTCCGCCTGAAGCGAATGATCCTTCAGAGTTCAATTGACCTGCTGGTGAAGTTGAACCTGGATAGTTCTTTACAATCTCTGTGTTGTTCTGTTCCGACATATATTTCACCTCCTAAGTGATTTTATTAATTAAATAGGTCGGTTGATTTGAGGAAACGACCGCCCCATAGGGATTTTTGAACTGGCTGTTCTGCCAATTCCTGCACGATCTCGCCAAGATCGCCAGACTTGCGGAAAGCAGTATCGGATTCTACCTTATCTACTCGCTTTCCAAACTCATTAAAGTCATTCTTAATTGTTGCAACCTCATCTGCAACAGAAACAACTTTTGAATTAACAGATGTTACATCTTGAGTTACACCTGCTATTGATTTTGTTAGTTCAGCAACTTGATCATTAATTGATTTGATTGTTGCTGTTAGATCGCCAAAGGCATTATTAAGAGAGTCTTTGATATCTGCAACGGCTTTGACGATAGCCTCTTCTGGATTTACAGTATCAATGCTCTTTTCTGCTTCAGTTGTTTCTACAACCTCTGCAGATGATTCAGACTCTTCAACAACCGCTTCTTCTGCAGAAGCATCTGCTGGAGCATCTGCTGGAGCCTCTGGAGCAATCTCAACGTTTGATTCTTCAGTAACTACAGGAGTATCTTCTACTACTGCCTCTACGTTAGTATCTTCTGTCATTGGAATTACCTCCTTTGTCATCTTAATTGTCTTAATGCCTTTAGCACTATCAACTAAGAACTTTAACATATCGGTATTTTCTTTATCGCTTTTTTCAACGAAGCCGATATTCTTCATTTCTTTTCCTGTTGCTGGACTTACTGCTGACTCTTGTTCAGAAACTACAACAATTCCAGATTCTGAATCCCAAAAAACGTTTTCTAATTCTACTTCTGTAGCAGAACCTTTTAATACAGTTTGGCCATCGGCTTTTTCAATTGAAACAATACTTGCAAATTGATTTGCTGGGCTGTCTACTAAAGACAACTCAAATAAATCATAATCTTTAATAATTCTTATGCTCTTGTTTAACTCTTCATTAAACGCATCGTCCCAAGACTTGATGTTACCACCAATTGAAAAACCAGTATATGTTCCATCAAGGACTTTTTCCCATGCATCTTGTGCACCCTTTGAAATATATGCTGAAACAAAAACTCCAGAATAAAACTTTTTGCTGCTAGGATCAAAGTAACGGTCTTCTTTAAAAGATACCATCTTTCCTACTGCAGTTGGCTGATGCATTTCACGAATATTACCTCTAAAGTTTTTAAATGCAGCAACGCTTGCTTCTGTAGTAACAATGTCGTTTTGTTTATCAACATTATCTAATGTTGCAAAACCAGAGACTATGCGACGCTCAGTATCAACCTTGCTAAAAGGCATTGATATACGTACGTTTTCCTGTGAGGTCGTCCAGTGTGCTTTTTGTATATTCATAGCAATCCTATTATATCAAACATTTTATTGAACATCTCAACTATTGAGAAGATCTTCCCTCTCCCTTTGGATTTCTACCAGATAGTGTTGCTGGTGAATCGGAAGAGTTATTAACTCTTTCTGCATCCCTTGCTCTATTTTTTGCATTATTGGCATTAGAGTCTGCTGATGCTCTAGCAGTTAATTCTAGTGGTTCATCTCCATGAGGCACTTGTGGCAGATCTAAAATCTCACGAGCCTCATTTGGAAGCATAATTTGATTTTTGACATATCTTTCAAGAATTTGTGATTGTGCTATTTCATCAGTCAAAGTGAGTTCATTAAACTTTAACTCAATAATGTCTGTATATTCTTGAATTACCTTTGCTAACATTTTTTCTATTTTATGTTGCTCTGGCCTTGCAACTTGCTCTTTAAAAGTTCTATCCTGTGCAAGCGCTGAAGCAATTCCAGAATCCTGACCACCTAGTTTAGATATTGGAACTTGGTGTGCTACCAAAATATCATCACGGTTTTGCTTACGATATTCTTTGAAAGAGCCTTCTTGAATACCGTTTTCAATTGGCTCCATATTAAATTCTACTTTAGATGACTCTGTGTCTCCAGGCAGTGGAATATAAAGAGTTCTGTGTGACTGAGATTTAAGTCCAGTCTGTAAAAATCTAAACATCTTATCTTCTGCATCAGGAGAAAGTTTTGCACCTTTTAGAGTAATTATATATCTTGGAACTGCTTTGTTTTCAAAATAATCAATGTTATATTGAGAAGCCAATTGATCTCCAATTAATGAAGGCAGAGCAGCAATAATATCTGGTACACCATAATAAGTGTTTAGTGGTGAGTATTCCTTGAAATGTATAATTTCGTTTGGTCTAGGATCTGCTGTCAATGGATTCTTATTCTTTGCACCAAAGTTACGGAAGTAAACCAAACTTGGTCCTATGATCTGAACAAATCCATCACGAAGACGACGCACACGAACAGTTGTTGATGGTATATGTCCTATGTAACCAATTTCTCCATTAACTTTACGTCCAATTTCCATGTAGCCATTTCCAGTTGCCTGAACATCTGTATATATCTTTTCCATAATGTCAGTAAAACTCTCATCAGAGTTTAAACTTTCTAGCCAGTCTTTTGTTTCAATTTTAAGTCTTTCAATTCTTTTTCTTGCTCTTTCTACAGCAGCCTCATCAGTTGCTGATGATAACTTCATCATGGTTTTTGAATTCATTTCAAAACGATATCCAAGACCTACAACATTTTCTACCTTAGCATCAATAGCAGCATGGTTAGCAAAAGAAGTATCATAAAAGTTAGCAAGTTCATATAAATTATATGGAGGCGTAATTACATCAAAAATTCCATAACCGTTTCTATAAACAGTTCCTGGATTAATGGTTTTTGAGCCAGCACCATCTCCTACTTGAGATGCTCTAGCAGATGCTAAATAAGATTCTGTAGGTGCTGGAGATTGTGTAACAATTGCAGAACTATAAGTTTCAACTGCCTTGCTTACATTTCTAGCAGTTCGTCTTTTAAAATTTTGTTCTATGTTTAAAAGATTTTTTAAACTTTCCCAATCTTGATTAAATGGGTCACTCTTTTTAAAAATATTTTCTTTTTCCGATTGAGTGTTTAGTGATGCACTAACATACTCATATTCAAAATCTTCACTCATCTAAAACACCTTTTCCATATTTGTCTACTGTATCTTGTGCTGCTTTCCATGCTCCCAGGTCGTTCATTGATGGAATTAAACCAGATCTCAATCTTTCTACCTGCTCAGAATACTCTTCTTCTGATACCCTGTTTAGTCCAGGAACAAAAACAGCCTTACCATCACCAGGATCACCATAATACATGGCTGCTTCTTTTAATTTATTAATTTGATTAACATCACCTTTATTAGAAGGAATATTCAAAACAGAACCATTTCCATCAGTAAACCATCTACCATCAGCCTTTTTGTATACATAAAGACCCCAGTCATAATGCTTATCAATGACCTGACGACGAACATTTCCTACAATAGGCTTACCAGTTTTGGGGTTGATTAAAGGGTTTTTGTCCATATCCATAACCATAAGTATATCAGATTATACTGGAGTTTTGACAGCAGTTGACCAACCTACGTCGCCAAATATCTTAAACTTCTCTGGATCTACCAAAATACCTTCTGTAGAGTCATCAAAAATAATCTTATTTGTTCCAACATATCTAGCATAGATATCCGATGGGTCAATATCGTAAACATTTGACACATCTAAAATAAATACGTTATCCCAAATAAATGAATTTTCCCAATAATCCCATGTTCCAGATGCACTAACAGCAGACCATGAATTGTTTGTAACTCTTTGCTCCAACTCTAGGTTTGTTGCAACAGAGAAGGATACGTTATTATATGTCATTGGGCCATTCAAAGAAATAAATCCAGAGTACTCAGAAAAGTCAACAAGTTCAGTAAATGCTATACCAAGACAGTACCACTCTTCATTTATTAGATATGGACTATCCACAAGTTGACCATTTATATGATACTGGAATGATGTTTCTATGGCATCCGTTTCTCTATTTTTTGCATAAATATATCCTCGTTGGGTACTACTATCACCAACTAAATAAAAATCAAAATCTCCGTTTTTATGTGAAATACTAAAGACTCTCATTTCAACATTAGGGAATTCTAAACCTGCAAATTTAACCCATAGTTGTAAAGAACTGATATTAAAGTTTAATTCTTTTTCTTTGTTTACTGGTATCAAAATACCACGGTCAAGGTTAGGAGAAAATTCTCCCTTCATTCTCCATCCACTATGTCGTGTTAAGAATAGATGTGGGGTTGAGTCTTTATAGACTTCAATTGGGTTTTCTCCCTTATAGTCATAAAACAAACCAGTTTTGTGATATGGGAAAATTGGTACACCATATTTTGTACCAATCTCTGTAAGACTGGTTCTTTCATATACTTGAGACGCCAACTCTAAGTCTCTAAGCCTTATTGGATTGTGGATTATTCCATCAATCTTAAATTCTATATGTGATACCAATGCTAGATCATTAAAGTCTACATCAGTTAAATCATTATATTTTTTAGGTGGATAAATAATAGTTCCATCTACTACCTCAAAAGCAGTATCTTCCCAAGGCGTGGTAACTGCATCAGTATCTAAGACTCCGCTTACTCTTGGAACGTCAAAGTTTGTAAAATTAACTAAATTTTCATTAGCCCCATTAATAATTTTTTGAAAAGATACAAATGTTCTTACACTAGCAGTAGACGTATCGTAGTAATAATACTTAATAGAGTTTTGAGACATATCTTCATAATCATCCCAAGTTGTATAATATGAGTTTGCCAAGTCTTCATATGTCAATATATCTGGGTTACTAAATTCATTTAATAAATCCTGATACGACCAAGAGGATACTGACTCTATTGCGCTAGTTTCTATTGGTTCTGGATAGTCAACATTGAACTGTATTTGATCTAAATCGTAATGCTGCTCTTCTTCATAGTCTCTTACATATTTAGCAAAATATGACAATGGAACGTAGTCTTCCCAATACCCCGCTATTGCTATATCAGCAAAAAATGTTCCATATTTTTGAATAGGTACTAAAGTATAGTTTGATGTGTGAGATAAAATATTAGAAGAATTAGAGTATAAGAAAATGCCATTATCATTATAAAGTGCTTTAACTTTATTATTATTGTATAAGGCATCAAATCCGAATTTGTAAATGTATCCAGTAAAGGTATTAGTTGTGTCTCCCCCTAAATAAACAGAAACATTAAACTGATCAGACAACAATTTATTTATTCCAAGTACGTTTTGCTTTGCAAAATTTGTTAGGTTTATACCTGCAACAAACTTAGTGTTTATTGTTAATGTATCTGTTTTTAGTATTGTTTCTACTCCAGAAATATTTACAATATATTTTAATGTTGCTCCATCAACCTTAACAAGTAAATAGTCATTAGTAATATTATTAATTGCTTTAATTAATACTTGATTGTTTATTGCAGTATTGGTTAATTCAAATAATCCATAAAATGATTCTACGTTATCATTTAATGTAGCAAGTTTGTCAAAATATATATAACATGTTTCAGAGTTCCAAGAAACGTCTGGCCTGAACCAAAATGCTTTATCTGTAAAAGCAGACTCTGCAGTTTGCATATTGTCATACCAAGTCTGTTGATTTTTAGATCCTAAATAAAATGTTGGCAAACTATATTCTGGCAACTCAAGAGATGTAGTATTTGCCAATACATTGCTGTAATATCCCTGTCTAAAATTTGCAAAATTTGGATAGTTATAATTTACTGCATAATCAGAAAAACTATAATCTGCGTATGCTGTTGTAGAATTTAAAAATGAATTTTGTAGTTCTGGTGGGGTTACGCCTTGGCCCCAAACAAACCTTCTCTTTGCAACTTCATTTGGGACTGGGTATGAATAAAGAGCAAAAGAATCTACGCTAAATGGTTGAGTATCTGCATAGGCATAAAAGCCTAACCAGTTTCTATTTTTAACGCCATTAAATTCACTTGGATATGATACGTCTGAATCTATAAAAGGAATATTAATAACTTCTTCTCCATTTACAAGTACAGTAACATTATCACGAATTAGTCTAACATGAATAAGCATTGGACGATACCACTCGCCAACAAAGTATGATGCAAATTTTTTACCTATAACAAAAGTTAAAAATCCACCTTCTATATAAAGACCATCTGTTCCAGAAATTGGACCAAAAATTCTTCGTGGAGTTGATGCATCTGAGTTAACAGATATCCACATCTCAGCAGTATATTCATTATATTTTCCAGATTGATTTAAAAACCCATATCCTGGAAAAATTAAAGATGGGTAAGTGGTTCCCCCAACTACATTTGGATATATCTTTGTTACATTAGAAGAACCATAAACTAACGGGACTCCAAAGTTTTTTGCAAATGGTTTTGCATCTCCTACAACATAATATCCCGTCTTTGAACTTGAACCATATGCTGGGGCATCAATAACTTTTAATGTGCTTGGTAAATCAATTGATGATGAAATTGTTGAACCAGTTGTGCCCAAAGATATGTGTGTAAAATCTTCAGACCATTGTCCTAAACTTAAGCCATTTATATAAAAATCATAATCTCCAGCAGATCCTGCATTGCTATTTATGGTTCTAAACATCATTTTAACATTTGTTGATCCTACAGGTGGTTGCTCAAAAGTTTTTGCAAAATGTATCCATTGATCAACATTAAAAGCATTTATATCAATTATTTCTTCAACATAATAGGTTAAACCACTAACTGAGTCATCGTACTGATATCCAAAAGCAAATGAATCTACGAATCCACCATCAACATACAAATAACCAGAAATACAAAAGTTGGATAGAGATGAATCCATAGATGCCGTTGGCAATGCAAATACGCTTTTACCAACTATGCGTCTTTTTGCCAAACCGTTTTGTAATGTCGCAGTTCCTATTGTTTGACTAAGAACAGTAAACTGAGTTGATGATGCTGTAGCAATTATTGCATTTGATAAATTTAAACTTGCACCACTAGTAATAGTTAGCCCAGTAATATCAACTAGTTGGCCAGCAGAAAAAGTATTTGCTGCAGTATATGTTATTTGAGTTCCATCTCCGACAGCATTTGTTATAGTTGCAGTTACGTTAACTGCTCCAGATATTTTTGTAGTTACTGAATTAGAAAAAGGAACTTCTGCTGGTGGACTACTTTCCAATGTGGCGGTTGCACCTGTAACTGTCCATTGCCCACCAGTATATATTTGCCTATTTGAATCAGTAATTAAAGAGATATAGTCTACCTGCTCATTGAGCATCCATACGGCAATTGGATGTTCTGCAATTACTTTTTCTACGTATAGATTTGATAAAACAGTCATAGTATCTCCTACACTATTTTACCATAGCCGTTTTATTTTATTTTAATCTCACAGGCATCTGTTGTGCAATACATTTCTCCCTGAGCCTCTAGATTTTCTACACCGTTGTAAATAGCATCAAAGTTAATCTTTGATATTTGACCAATGTAGGACTCGTACTCTTCTTTTGTAATTTGAGTATAAGGCTGCTGCGGATAAGTATGATTTCCCATAGGCAAGAATGAAACTGCCTTTAACTGTCCTTCATACATATGTAGTGCTGGAGCAATATTTTTTGTTTCAGTTTCTTTATCAAAAGATAATGTTACAGAAACACCATTGTCAGACCAATACTTCTGTGCTGTAGCAGCAAGGCCAATCTTTTCAAATAATGTTACATCTTTTTCAGATCTTGGATGTCCAGAGTGTACTGGAAAGTATACGACCTGTGTATTTGCAGATACTAGATCTTTTTCAATCTTATACCCTGCTGCTTTAAATAAATGAAGCATTGGATCTGTTTCGCCAAAGCGAATAGCACGAAGGAAGTAATCTCCTCCTGGTGCCCAGTGAACTCCAGGGGTGGCGCCAGAAAGAATAGACACAGAACCTGATGGCTTAACAGTTGTTACACGAATTGATTCACGAACACATAGCCACTCAGAATATGAGTGATCGTATTTACGAATTGTTTTGTAACCTTCATCCATCCATTCACGAACTGTAGGCAACCCCTTTTGATCAGCAAACGATGCAATGCCAGTTAGAGATGTTCCAATACGGCGATTACGTTGCATAATTCCGTTTGTTTGCTGCCAGTGTGTTGGCATCAAAGTTACAGTCTTTCCATAAAGATATGCAAACTTCAACGTCTTGAGGAAGTCCTCCTTGGATTCATGACGATTTAAATGTACTTCTACAAGTGTACATAATTCGTATGACTCCAATGGCTGCTCCGCACAAGGGTTGAATCCCATAACACGATAATCTTTTCCATCTGCTGGATCTGCAAGACGACCATAGTTACGAGCAACATCAAGCCAAATAAATCCTGGCTCTCCATTGTCAGCAATAAGATCAACATAGTCTTCATATCTTGTTCCTACTTCAGCAGCAATAGAGTTATTAGACATCCAAGCCCATCCTGGATTTTCTGGATCATATGAGTTGCGATCTGGGAATACCTCTGCATTTTTAAGATTCATAAAATCTTTATCTTCTGCTCCACCTAGAGCAAGTGTTGCAGAACGACGAACATTTCCAGAAACAACGCATGTTCCAATTAGATTAATGATGTCTACAATTGCACGAGAATCAAGCGTTTCTCCAGCCCTAGAGCCAATAACTTTACGAATCCGTGTATGGAGATCAATAAGTGGCTGTGGACCGCTTGCAACGCCTCCAAAGCCTTTTATGGGTGCTCCTAGAGGGCGGATAAGGTCATAGTTGAACAACTGAATATTTTGATTAGGACGAAGGTATGAATTTAAAAGCATCCTTACAGACTCTACCCAGCCTTCACGAGTATCTGGAATATCATATGTTATTTCTGGTTCAGTTGGGGCATAAATTAAAAACTTTTTATCTTGTCCAACAGTATCAAATCCTACTCCAATACCCAACATTAATGCATCCATTACCCATGCAAATAATGCACCTGGATCATTTTTATCTAAGTCTTTTGTGGATACCATTGCACAGTTTTGAAGAGATGCTGAGTTACGCTTCTCCATAGTCATGGGGGTACCGAAAGCCCATAGGCCACGTCCTGGTGGTGTCCACTTCAAATTAAACATACGATCAAAAGCCTCTTGTGCAGACTTCTGAGCCTTATTATCATTCCAAGGCAAACGATTTTCTTTAGCATGGTTCTTTTGAACCGAATACATACCTTCAATTACACGACGACAAACTTCATGCCATTTTTCTTTTGTTCCATCCTCCTTCATGCGAGAGTATGTTCTAATAAATGTAATCTCTCCTAAAGAGTTACCTCCAGCATCCATAAAACCAAATGGAGCCTGAACATCCTCGTATTTAGAAACAAAATCGTCTAATAGACGAAAAGAAAAGAAATCTGACATATTTAAAGCACTGCCTTTCAAAGTTGAATTTTATAATAGAGTACTTTAACTTTTTCAAAGTACTGTCTAAGTATATCACTAAATTTTATCAATTTCAAGTTCAAACAAAAAGCCTACACCTTTAGTGTAGGTGTAGGACTTTAAGTTTTTATAAGTTCTGTATTTTAGAATATATGATTACTCTGCTTTAGGCAAAGCACTCAATTCATCCTTATGAACTTTAATAGCAGCCTCAAGAATTTCTAGATTCTTCTTGATTTGCTCTACCTGATCTCCTTGATCAAGAGTCTCTGCTGTTTTTAGATTAAGCGAATGCTGATATGCCTCTGCAGCAAACTGAGTAATTCTCTGCTGCAAAATCTCAGCCTTTTGTTCATTTGTGAGTACTGAATCAAAGTCAATTGACATTTTTTCTCCTTTTGTTAGTTACTCTATTTATAGTATAGCATAAAAGTCTTATGCTACCAAATCGCCAGTCAAAATCCAAACATCTGTAGCGCCAGTAGTTCTTTTAATTAATGTTGCTGTAGACCATTGAGTACGTAATTTTAATCCTGGGGTACCATTTATAGTAACGCTGGCTCCTGCTGCTACCGTTGTTTGCCCCGCACCAGTTTGAATAATAGTAATTTGAGCACCAGTAGCAACTGTGCTGAGATTTGGAACAGTTACAGTATTTGCTCCAGCGTTGTTCATTTCTATGATTTTTCCAGAATCTGATGCCTGTACAGAATAAGAGGCTGCTGTTTGTGCATTAGTTACATATGGAATATCTAGAATGGCTGAGTTTAATCCAGTAATACGCCCATCAGTTGCTATTCTTAAACGTTCTAAAACGCTTATTGCAGAAGTTGTTGTAGTTCCAGTACCAAACGATAAACCACCCTGGTTTGATCCAGCACTTCCATTGAATTGAATATATGCCATCCATGTAGCATCAACTTTTTGTTGTAATCTATAACCAGCAGTTGTCCAATCAGAACCATTTGCTGTTCTTGTATTTGTAAATTCTAAATTATCAACGTTTGCAGAAGTTGATGTTAATCTGAATATTTGTGATTGATTTCCTGATGTTGCCCCTAATGCTGCTCCAGTTACATCAAGTCTAAATGTTGGAGTCATTGAAATGCCAACACTGCCTCCTGAAGGCTGTAAAAGTAAATTATAAGCAGTTGCAGTGCCATCTGTTCTTTGAACTTGTAGCCAAGCATCTCCAGTAGCAGCAACTCCAGATAATAAACCGTAGGCTGTATCATTATTACTTATATATAATGCTCCAGAAGCAGTTCCAAGTGTTGGAGAAGGTGATGTAGTAGCAGATGATGTTTGTAGTCTTACTTTTGGATTAGTTATTCCAATACCAATATTGGCGTTTGTATCAACTCTTAATGCTACACTTGTACGATTTTGTAATGTTATATCGTTTGTTCCATTATCTAAAGAATCTGTATACCAAATCCAAGTCCAATCTGGATTGTTGCGATTAGCCATTTTCCATGATACACGAGTTGATCCAGAAGTAGCAGTATTATAAAATCTAAATGTTTGCTCACCTGCACCCTGCATTATAAAGTTTGGATTAGAGCCACCAACTCTGTCAATGGTGAATACACTAGTTGAAGTTAAACCATTTGTAAAAGTGGCAGAGCCACTAAAAACAGCATTTCCACGAACACCAAAATCGTTATCAACTGCTACTGTAGGAAGAAATACAGTATCGTTAGTAGACGTATACCTTGTTTGCTCTTTAGTAAGAGGCATTTATTCCTCCTTCATTATGCCTGTGCTTCAGTCCAACCTAGTCGTCCGAATACTGTTGCATTTGATGCACCTAGATTACGTACAACAATTGTCATTGTGTCTGGACCATCAGGGTAGATCTGAGAGTTTGCTGCTGTTCCACCGCCACCCAAAATTGAGTTACCCAAATCACGAACGGTAGTTAGATCAAGACGGTCTGTACCCTGTACGAAGAAACCTCCAGCAACCTCACCACCAGATACTGTAGTAGTTCCACCAGCATATGATGCAATCTGTGCTAGAGATGAATTCTGTATTGCTGCTCCAGCAACAGCATTTGTCCATGACGTTGCTGTTGAAGGGGTACCATTAAGAACTGCTGTAACTAGAAGTGGTTGTGCTGTTCCAGTAAATGTTAGACCAAATGAGTTTAGTTTTAACTGCATACGGTTTACTACTTCACGAGCACCAAAAGCACCAATTTGTCCGTTATCAGCAGAAGGTGCTACACGAATTGACATAAGTGCATATGACTGTCCTGCTGGAATTGTTGTCACGGTAGTAGTACCAAATGTAAAGACAAGTGACTTATCATCATCAAATCGTCCATCCATAATTGCTGCAGTACCCCAGTGAGAAATACTTGGAGCAAATGTTGGATATGCTAATTCTACTACAGTTGGAGCAGTTGCAGAGAATGTAAATGTCTGCGCTGTTGTTGCTCCAATTGATGAGAATATAAGTTGTGGGTTAGCAATAGTTACCGCTTCATTTAATGTAATTGTAGATCCAGCAACTGCTGTAACAAAAGTTCCTTCTGGAACTGGATTTGGGTTAGTTGAAGAATGTACTCTTTGTCCAACCTGAATACCAGTTGCTGTTGTGACTGTTCCTGATACAGACCCAGAAGACCAAGTTGTTGCAGTTCCACCTACTGCTGATCCTGCAGCAGTACGAGTTACTCCAGTAAACGATGTTGCAGTTTTACCAGAATAACTTACACCTTCATATGTAGAGCCATTACGAATGATAAGAACACCACTTGATGGGAATAGCGATGTATCTCTTACGTTAATGGTAGTATCACCAGATGCAACTGTTGCAGTTGTTTGAGTATATGGCGATTCATTAACTGTTTCATAACGAGCAGGAAGGTTTCCTGAACGCATATATGCTTCTGAGTTAACATTGTTATTTGGTAGTTTGTGACAGTAGATAACGTCACCTTCAGGACCTCTTACTCCCCAACGAATAAATCCTGCACCATACCAAGAGTAATCAATGTAAAACATTTGCATTCTAGAAAGATTAATATTATATCCAGAAGGACCAGTTCCATCTAATTTATCAAGATTAAATGCTGATTGTGCAATACGAGTTTCAACCATTTTTGTCATAGTTCCGTAGGTTACGTTAGATGCACCACGATATGATGGGCTAATTGTCATAGATGTATCAGATGCAATATCTATAACTCTGTATGCTTGCCCTCTAATTACTACCCAGTCTCCTACGACCAACTGTTTTGCAAATCCTGTTGGGAATGTAGCATCTGTTTGAGTAACCGTATTTGATCCAGCATTTACAGAAATACGTCCACCTAGTTGAAATACCGAAGAGCGACGAACTGCATAAAGAGTTTGTCCATCATATTCCCAGAAAAGACCATTTTGCTGATCAAAAACACCTAAACGATTTTTAGCACCAAACCATGAATTGACAGAAACTACTGGATCTCCAGATGCAGGTGATGCAGATGGAGTAGATAGTGCCGTATATGTAAATGTATTAAATCTTGGACATGATACAACTGTAAATGTTCCATTGTATGCTGTTTCAGTTGCACCTGCAACAGTAATAGAAACTCCTGGCTGCATGCCATGTGCTTCACGAGTTGTTACTGTTACCGTTGTACCAGATGAAGTAATTTGATCTACAGTTGCATATGGTCTTAGAATTGTTCCTGAAGACATTTGTAAACCTTTACCAGACTGGTAACGGAAATAACGTCGTGTTTGACGTGATTGAGATACGTTATTTGAAGAACTATATGTACCAAACAAAACACCACCATCAAATGGTCTATGAACAACCTGTGATTGTGGTCTTACATAAATTTCAGCAGCACCTGTCAAAGATGCTGGATTACCAACTGCAGGGTTTGCATAATAGGCAAATACTGTTGGTGATGTTACCTGCGCTACATAGAAATTACCATTTGGTGGATTAGTTCCAGTAATACCACGAACTGCAATTTCATTTCCTGGCATTAGTCCATGAGGAACAGTCGTTGTAACACCAACTCTTAAATCTGTACCAGTTACAGAAAGTGTTGCGTTGCCACCAATTCTTGCGCCAGTATAAAGTGTTCCAGCAGATACAACTGTTTTAGATGCATCAAATAATGCTGTAATTGATGTGTAGTTAACAGAACGTGCTGTATAGGTAAAGTTTACACCAGCAGAAACTGTTTCAACAATAAAATTACCGTTAGCAAAAGGTAGATTTGTATCACGAACAATAATTGGTGTTCCAACTGCTGGAGGTGTTGTTGTTGCAACTGTAACAATACGTGCACCAGCAGACATTGTAATTGCTGTTACGTTTGTTAATGGCACTTGGTTATCATAAGCAAATGGTCTATTGTTTACAAGAGAAATATTTTCCCATTTAGTAGTCTGTGGACCATATTCAAAGTCAGTATCAATAAGTGATTGTGGTTGAGAAACACGCATCTTATTTACTGGATCAAGAATTGTTTCAGCAGGAATCATCTGCTCAACATACTCATCAATTACGATAGATAATTTGTCTGTATTAGACATTGCAGCAGTGTTATAGTTGAGGACAATGGTAGTTGTAGCGTTAGCACCAGTAGAGGAGGTTGTATAGGAAGTTGCTTTTAATGACGGATCAGAAAAATTAAATATAACCTGACCTCTCGTTACGTTGGTAATTAAAATTAAACTTTCTTGTGGTATATATTTATTAACTACCACCGTTTTTGTTGAAGCGGTAAATGTATATCCGCCTTCTGTTAATACTTTTCTTGCCATTTTATCCTCCTAGTAATATATCCACTGCTTTGAATGAATATGACCTTCCTTCAGTTTGTGTTGCTGGCCCTGGCATTATTCTAGCATCAAATCTAGATCCTGCTGGTACCGCCTCAGAGAAAGCCAGATATCCTTCGCTGTCAACCATAAATCCTTCTCTTGGTAGTGGGCTTTGCCAGACATATTCTGGAAAGTCCACATATTGAATTATACCATTAATTGTAAGAAGTAGACGCAAAGGATTTGTAATACTTTGAGTCACTCCCTGATGTGTTGGTAAAAATCTATTTTCTGTGTCATCAAAATATACACTAATATCATCAAGTGGGATAATTGCAGGGACACCACCTGCAAGTACTGAATCTACATATGCCTTATTGACTGCATCTGTATTATTTGTAGGGGAAGGCACTGTAGGAGAGGCAGAAAATGTTGCAGTTCCAGAAACCGAAATTGAATTTAATGTAGACAATCCAGATACTGACAGAGAAGTTAATGTACCCAAAGATGTTAGGCTTGAAAATACAACATTTGATGCAAGAGTAGTTCCAGTCAAAGTTCCTGCTGCTGCAATTACAGAAGTTGTAACAGATCCATCTGCCATCAAGTATTGTGCTGAAGTACCACCAGATTTAACAAATGAGTTTGCAGTTAATGCACCTGCACCAGAAAGAGATGATATTAATGTTTGTCCTGCATACCACTTATATCCTGATGAAGCGCCATCAACGCTAAACCACATATTGCTTGCTTCAATACCTATTGCAAAATCAACTGTAGACGCACCTACGTTTGGCCACAAATTAATTTTTGTTCCAACAGATCTGGTTGTAAATGATGGACCAGCAACACCATTTTGATTAAAATCAATTCTATTGCCTGTAGCACCATTTAAATAAATTTGACCTGCGCCATTTCCTGTATTATTTGCAAGTGTAGACTGAAGTTGTGCAGTTAATGTCGCACCAGCAAGTGATGGATTTGTTGCAAGTACTACGTTGCCAGAACCAGTAGTTGCTAACCATGAAGGTGCACCTGCTGCACCACCAGTAACTGTTTCTTGTAAAATATAAACTCCATTAGTTGTCCCAGCATTAGCAAGCCTTGTAGAAGTTCCAGAAGCAGCGCCATAAACCATATCTCCAAGAGTAGTCATTGGATTAGTAAATGGTGAAACCCATGTATATCCATTTGCTGTTCCATTAACCGCTAGAACCTGGTTTGCTGAACCTATAGAAATATATGACGTAGTTCCAGATGCAGATTGATAAGGAATTGAGTTAACTGTAGTTCCAGAAAGATTAGTTGCTGTTCCTACAGACAATGAAGATTGATTTGACCATGTTGGTGCACCGCTAGTATTAGCAGTTAAAACTTGTCCTGTAGTACCTGCAGCAGTTGAAGCATATCCTGTTGTAGATGCTGCATAAATTACTCCCCATTGTGTTGGGGCTGTTCCAGTTCCAGTTCCACCCTTTGATATAGCAAGAGTAGTAATTGCTGGCTCATAGGCTGTAGAGGCAGTAAATGCTGCTGATCCTAGTGTACCTCCAGCACCTATATTTAATGTGCTTCCATCAGTTCCAGAAAGTGTTAAAGTATTTGAAACAGTTAAAGTCTTTGATGTTGTACCTCCAGCAATTGAAAAACCAGTTGCTAGAGCGCTTGGTGTAATTCCAAGAACTGCAGTTGCAGAAAGAACCTGGGTGTTATTAATTTTGAAAACTTTGCTTGATGCAAGATTCCAATGCTCTGAAGAAGTCCAGTTTGTATTTGTACTGTCCCAAATTATGCTCTTATCAGTAGCACCCTTTAATGTTATACCGCCACCGTTAGCAGTTGTATTTGTTGCACCAGTTGTAGTTATATTTGTTATTGTTCCTGCAGTTGGAGTTGTACCACCAGTTGCTGTATAGGTTATAGATGTATTACTTACAATAGACGCTACTATATATGTTCCTCCAGCGCCTAGAGAACCAGTTCCATTTGTTGCGGATATAGCAGATCCAACGACTAGACCAGCAACAGATGACATTCCAGTAATTGTGGCTGTCCAAGGACCTGTGCCTGTAATTGAACCTACTGTGCCAGTAGTTGAAACTGTTGCAGAAGGTACTGAGCCAAGTTCAAGATTTTTATCATCAACAGTAATTGTATTTGAGTTAACAGTTGTTAAGGTACCGTTTACAGTTAAGTCTCCACCAACAGTTAGATTACCACTTGTTGTTGTATTACCATTAAGAGCAATTGTGCTTGTAGCACCAGAAGAAGAACCTATGGTAATTGCTGTTGTTCCAGAGGTTGAAGAAGTTCCAATATTAATTGTTTTATTTACAGTTCCAGCACCTGTAGCAATTGCAACAGTTCCATTAAATGCTGTACCAGTAGCAATATTTATACCGCCAGTTGTAAGCGCACCACCCATTGATATTGATCCAGTTGTTAAAGTGGTATTCCAAAGTGCTGCTGCTATTGCTGCACCTGAAACGTTGATTGTATCAATAGTTGGAGTAGTAATTGTTGGAGAAGTTGCTAAAACATTATTTCCAGTGCCAGTGCTTACTAGCCAAGATGGTGCTGCTGCTGCTCCACCAGAAACAGTTTGCTGTAAGACATAAGTTCCGTTGGTTGTTCCAGCATTTGCGAGTCTTGTTGCTGCTCCAGATGCTCCTCCATAAATCATATCTCCAAGAGCAGTCATTAATGTTGAAGAAATATATGCTGTTGAAGCAGTGTAGGCTGCAGAACCTAATGTTCCTCCTGCTCCAATATTTAATGTTGATCCATCAGTACCAGACAAAGTTAAAGTATTTTGAACTGAGAATGTTTTAGCATTTGTTAAAGTAAAAGTACCAGTTGTGCTTGTAAGTGTTAAACCATTATAAGATTTTCCAGTTAGTGCTGATGGCAAATCCCCGTCTGCAATTGATCCCCATGCTGGCGCAGCAGATGTTGTGCCATTTCCAGTTTGAACCAAAAATTGTTTTGTAGCAGTTATATTTCCTGCTAAACGTGTAAGTGTTCCTGGGGTTCCTGTAGCAGACGCATAAATAATATCTCCAATTGTAGTAGTTGGGTTTATTGCTAAAGTTCCGCTAGTTGGCAGTGTTAAACTTGTATTTGCAGTTGCTGTAAATGTTTGAGTAAATGCTCCAGCATGAGTTACTGTTCCTGCAATATCAAGGTTTCCTGCTAATTTTATTGTTCTAGCAGCGTTTACCATATCAATGGTTAATGTACGTCCTGCAGTTAATGCTGTTGATGATGTAGCAGCAATAGTTACGTCAAAGGCTGCAGATGTATCTCTAATTCCAAGTGATGTTAATCCTGTATGAGTACCGCCAGCAATGCTTGGGCTAGTTGCTAAAACAACATTTCCAGATCCTGTTGAAGAAGTAAACGATGTAGTAGTATTAGCAGTTCCATTACCAGTTGATGTTAAAAATGCTGGCTGAGTTGCTGTATTACCTGCAAGTCTTGCAAGTGTTCCTGGTGTACCTGTAGCAGATGCATAAATAACATCACCAATAGTTGTTGTAACGTTTGCAGCCAAGGTACCTGAAGTAGGCAATGTAACAGAAGTTGCTCCAGTTGTAGTAATAGTTGTATTATTAGCACCAGAAAATGCGATAGTAGCAGCAGGTATTGTTAATGTTCCTGTAGTTGTTGAAACTGTTAAACCACTAATTGTTTTATTGGTCAAAGCCTGTGATGTAGAAAGATCTACAAGTGTTACTGTGCCTGCAGGTATTGTTGCATTTGTTGTATTTGTAGTAGTAAGTGTTAACGCAAAAGCACCTGATGTTGTAAATGACGATGCTGTAGTTAAAGCACCTCCAACAGTTATATTACCAGCCAAAGAAATTGTTCTTGCAGCATTTTGCATATTAAGTGTTAAAGCACGTCCTGCGCTCAAGGCTGGAGAAGAGGTTGCTGCTATTGTCACGTCAAATGCTGCTGAAGTATCACGAATAGCAAGTGTTGTAAGACCTGAAATGCTTCCACCAGAAATAGTTGGTGATGTAGCCAATACAACGTTTCCTGAACCTGTTGAGGATGTAAAAGATGTGGTTGTATTAGCAGTACCGTTTCCAGTTGATGTTAGGAATGATGGCTGTGTAGCAGTATTACCTGCAAGACGTGTTAAAGTTCCAGGTGTTCCTGTTGCTGATGCATAAATGATATCGCCAATAGTTGTAGTTGGGTTTAATGCAACAGTACCGCCAGAAGATGGCAATGTGTAAGTCTGACCATTTGTACCGCTAATAGTATAAGCAGCACCTCCAGCAAATGTAACTGCTACTGCTGTAGTACCGCCAGAAAGTGTATATCCTGTTGCATTGATGGTTGGTGTCAAACCTAATACTGAAGTATTAGAAAGAACTGATACGTTGTTAATTTTAAATGTATTGCCAGAAGTTATATTCCATGGTTGATTTGATGTCCAGTTGCCATTTGCTGCATCCCAAGTAATGGTTTTATCTGTTGTTCCCTTTAATGTTATACCACCACCATCTGCTGTTGTATTAGTTGGCCCACCACTTGTAATATTTGTAATAGTACCAGCAACTGGTGTTGTTCCTCCTGTTGCGGTATAAGTAATTGATGTTTGGCTAACTATAGATGCAACTACGTATGTACCGCCTGCTCCAAGTGATCCCACTCCATTTGTTGCTGTAATTGCAGATCCTACTACTAAATTAGCAGTATCTGTCATTCCAGTTATAGTTGCTGTCCAAGGCCCAGTTCCTGTAATTGATCCAACCGTACCAGTTGTGGACACTACTTCAGCAACAACTCCACCAAGTTCTAAGTTCTTATCATCAACAGTTAGAGTGTTAGTATTAATACTTGTTAAAATTCCATTAACAGTTAAGTCTCCTCCGACTGTAACATTTCCTGTTGTGGTAAGTGTTCCAGTTACTGTTGTTGCTCCATTAATTCCAACGGTGCTTGTTGCTCCAGAGGTTGATCCTATTGTGATAGCAGTAGTTCCAGATGTTGCAGAAGTTCCAATATTTACAGTCTTATTTCCAGTACCTGCACCAGAAGCAATATTAACTGAACCAGCAGCAAGAGCAGTGCCATTTGCAATGTTTACTGAACCAGTTGTTAATGCTCCACCCATTGAAATAGAGCCAGTGGTAAGAGTTGTATTCCAAAGAGCAGCAGCAACTGAAGCACCAGATACGTTTATCGTATCAATTGTAGGTGTTGTTAATGTTGGAGATGTGCCAAATGAAGTAAGAGATGAAGCAGTTACACCAGAAGGCAGGGTACCAGAAAATGCAGGAACACCAGAACCATTTGTAACAAGAACTTGGTTATTTGCAGTAGTTATTTCACCAATAGTATTTGCTGCAGATGAATATAAAATTTGATTAGCAGTAGTTGTAGCAGGATAAGTTGCAGTAGACCATGTTGGGGCTGCAGCACCTGCAGATCTTAAAATTTGACCAGCACTACCAGCAGCAGAAATTGCAAGGGCAGACGCAGTTGAATAAACTACACCACCATTTACAGCAGTAAGAGATGCATTTGTACCACCATCTGCTAAGGTTACATCTGTTCCGCCTGATACATAAACAGTACCTGCAACGTCTTGGAATGTTACAGTTTTTGCAGTGGTAAATGCTGTTGCAAAGGTACCAGTAATATTAGTTGTGCCACCAATGTCAAACTGTAATCTCTTTGTAGCATCTGCAACGTCAACAATAAATGTAGTTGAATCAGAAAGAGATTTATTAGTAAGTGTTTGTGTTGCTGTAGTACCTACAATGTTTTGACTTGTAGATGGAAATGTCATTGTTGTTGAATCTGTACCTGCTAAGGTAAGAGTATTACTAAGAGTAAGTGTTTTACTTGTAGTACCGCCAGCAATTGTAAACCCAGTTGCTGCTGAAGTTAGGGTTAGTCCATTAAATGTTAATCCCGTTACTGCTCCAGATATGGCTGCTGCACCAACCACATCAAGTTTTACAGAGGCAGTAGTTTTTCCAATTGCTACGTTGCCATTTGTATCAATAACAAATGCAGAGGTATCTGGATTTGATGCATCCTCAACAACAAGGGCATTACCAGCACCAGACTGAGTTATTCGCACTGCGTCAGTAGCAGAGTTAACATTAAAAATATTTGATTGTGTAAATATATTGCTTAAATTTTTATCAGGCTTTAAAAATAATACATCCTCTAATTGTTCTGCCAATAACTGAACATCTCCGTGAACGTTAACTGGATCACTTGAGAGTGGATATGGAATAAGATATATAGGAGTTAAGCCTGATGCCATAGTGTTTCTATTATAGCATGCTAAAAGATTTTTTAGTTTTTTATTAAAAAGCCCATTTGACAATAACATTTTTAGGTGTTATACTATTCATAGACACCTAACAAGGTGTTATTGTTTTCTAAGGAGGAAACTATGAAGAATGATCAAAAATTTTTAATAGGGGTACTCGCATTTGTCTTTACTTTCACTTTGGTGTCTAATAAGGCTAATGCTCTGTCTGATGAAAATAACTTAAGTAAACAGGCTGTTTCTGAATCTACCGCCCCAAAGGCGGTTTTTTTGGTATCTAAGCCCAAATCATTACTTAAGGTAAAAAAGGACATGAACGTTTTACATAAATATCAAAATGCAACCTATCTATCTGATAGGCAACTTAAAGAACTTCTAAAGGGAGTTGGGTTTAGGGGCAAGGACCTTATTGAGGCTTGGGCTATTGCTAAAAAGGAGTCCAACGGCAGACCATTGGCTTTTAATGGCAATGCTAAGACTGGAGACAGTTCTTTTGGACTATTCCAAATAAATATGATAAGCATGCTTGGTCCAGATCGTCGTGAAAAATATGGCTTAAATTTTACTGCTGAGTTAATGAATCCAGTAGTTAATGCTCAGATTGCGTATCACATGAGTAATGGTGGTAAAAATTGGAGTGCCTGGAAAGGCATCACGCCACGTACAAAAACATGGATGCAAAAATTTCCAAAGTAATCTAATGATATACTAGTTCCCAGATATGTATAATATAAATATAATACAACACCATGATTATATCTGGGAACTGGAAAACTTTATTACAAATGAAGAAATTGCATTGCTAAATGATGCTATAGATCACGTTTCTGAAAATGAATGGCAAGATGTTGGTGGAAGAAACTATAATATTAATAATTTTAAAACAGAAATAATACCAACTTTTAGAAGTTTAGAAGAAAAACTAATGAAATATTTTAAAAACTATACTTCATATTTAGAAGTAATTGATTTACAAAGACTAAAAGATGGAATGTATATGAGTGAGCATCAAGATTTTGATCCATCTGGCACCAATACAAATATTGTATTTGGAGCAGTTTTTTATGTTAATGATAATTTTACAGGTGGGGAACTATATTACCCAGAATTAGATTATAAAATAAAACCTAAAGCAAAATCTGTTATAGTTCATAAATGGGACTATTGGCATTCTGTCCTTCCAGTAGAAACTGGCACTAGATATATGTTTACTATTTTTATAAAAGGTAATGAAAACACAAGTTTTATTAAAAATTTTTAAATAAACTTTTTAGCCCATGCTTGATAAGAAATTGAATTAAATTCTGACTCACTAATTCCTAGTTGCGAATCTATCCACCAATCCTCATCATACCCAGCAGCAACAATTCTGTATCCATAAGAAAATAAAATCTCTCTTTGTAAATCTCTCATTTTCATTAGTCTTGGATCCATATTTGCACAATGCTCCAAAGTAATTGTATTAAATCTGTATCTAGATAATGGAACATTAAGCAAAGCAAATAAATTTGCCCAATCTGGTGTTTTATCAACATCTATTTGCAAATAATCTATTCTTTTTGGAAAATTGTTTTCACTTAAATACTGATCCCAATTATATGAAAAAGCATCTCCATGTATACAGTGACTTGATCTATTTATATTATAGTCGTCAGCAAAATGTTTCACTATATCAATAGCAACACCTTTCCAATTAAATTCTTTTTCTAAAAGATATGTATTATTACCCTGCTTCCAATGACATGCACCAATTTCTAAAAAGGTACCGTCTTTTTTATCGTTATTGAATCTAAGGGCAAAGCCTGCGTGGGGTGTGGCAAATTCATGATTTAAAATTAAGTCTTCTACTTGAAACTGCTTTACTTCAACATTTTGACCACTTTCATAATCCATTAACGTTGTTGATTGTATTGGTTTTAATTCCATAGTGGCTCCTTAAATTTCATCATTTCTCCAATGATGAGTAATCAAACATTTTCTTCCACTTACCACTTTTAAAGATTCGTGTGTGTATGGTTTAACTGATGGATACATAACAATGCTACCAGCCTTTGGCTTTAGTTTAATATCAAATTCATTGAAGTACAACTCTCCACCTTCGTAGTCGTCATTAAGATATACAACTATAGTATATTCTAAATAATTATTGTCATCATTCCAGTCAACATGTGGTCCCATGGTTGCATTTTGAGAATATTTATAGATGCCAATCTTAGTGAAGTCATTGTTTAAAATTTCTTTAGCAAATATCATTTTATTTGTATTAATATTAAACAATTCTCCATATTTATCAATACAAGCACACATATTATTAATTAAGGATTCAATAACAAATTGTGATTTTTCTTTAATAATTCTATCTTCAATACCGATTAGTTCTTTTTTGCACAAGTATTTTATATCGCCATATCTTGTTGTTGTATTATATGCATACCATGCCTCCCAGTCAGTAACTGCTGGATTTGATAAGCCTTCCATTGTGTCTATAATATCTTGAACATTTTGTATTACAGATTCAAAGTAAACAATGTTATTTTCTAAAAACTCATATTTCATAGTTCTAACCTTTTATTTACACCTAATGCTAATAAAAATCTTTCTGGATTAAACCTCCAATTATCCTTAGCAAAAATTTTCATAACATCAAATACTAAAGAGTCATAAACATCTTTTTCAATTTTATCTTTATAAATAAACAATAAATTTTCAAAATCTATATAGTCCTGTCTTATAAAGGTACATTCTCCAGCCTGATCTCTAACAAGAACTTTTTCATTTATTTTTCCAGATGGTTCATATAATTTAACAGTTAAAAATTTTCTTGCAAAACCCCAGTCTGTATATTTATTATAAGCAAATGCAGCATCTATAGCATTATCATAAAATATAATAGTTCTAACTGGCTCTTCTCCGTCTCTAGCAATTGTTAGCATATAAGAATTAGCAGTTTTATCTTTAACCTGACTTATATAGTCATCAACCATGTCGCTATGCTCTACTTTTAATTGCTCCATATTAGTCTTTCCCTACTCTAATGAGAGTTCCATTATCTTTTGGACTACAGTTAATTATTATATCAGCAATTTCTTGTTTTTTTGCTAGGTTATCTATATTGTCTATCATGTCCAAACTACACCTATAAAAAGCGGGGGTATCATATATTAGCCCTGGAATTATGGATATGACAGTCTGTGTTGGTTTAACATTGGTTGATAGCGATACGTAAAAAGACTGTAGGGCACCTTTTATAGTTGCATAATTAATTTGTGGAACTGGTTTAGTAACTGCAATAGAGGATATATAGATAATTTTACCATCATTAGTAATTTTATTTAATAAATATTTTGACATCAACATATTATTAACAAGATATTTGCCATAAAAATTAACAAGTTCTTCTTCAGTATTTTCCATAAAATTACCAGGAGACGTCATTGAAATAAAAACTACAATAGAATAATAGTTTTCTATTTTTGTATTTATAAAATTTTTTATACAATCAAGATCGTGCAGGTTTAAATAATGCCAACTTACATATTTATCAGAATAAATGTTTCTTTTTTTAAAATTTTCTATATTATTATAAGTTAAATCAACAAAATACCCGTTGCTATTAAGTGTTTCAATTATTTCATGGGATATGCTAGAGGTTCCTCCAATAACTAAGGCTTTTTTATTTAGTATCATTTTTGTAATTGGTTTATAATAGTATCTATGTTAATTCTTTTTGATCTACGATAATCTATTAAATATTTTTCCCAGTCTTCTGGATTATTTTCTAACATAAACTTATTCTTTAGATCTATAAATTCTTGACTGCCTTGGTACCAATGTCTCCACCAATGTCTTATTAAATATTTTTGTTTATTTTTAATTGCATTTACTGCGTGATAAAACGGATGTTCTGATGGAAAAACTAACACATCGCCAGTTTTTGGCTTATAGGAAAATTCATCAACTACCTTACTAAAACTATCATCTGATATTCTAAAAACAATCTCTCCGCCTTCATAGTCATCATTTAAATAAACTAAACAAGCAGTTCCAAATTTAATTCCTTCTTCAGATTCTTTTTCTTGTTCATGATCAGTATGAAAGTTCATAGCGCCATCATTAGATACACCCATATTTTCATAATATTTTGATATTTCAGTTGTTGTAAAAATCCAGTTATCCTTTTTAATATCTAATTTTTCACAAAACAATTTTGTTGTATTATAAAATACCCACAAAAATTCTGTTACATATTCATTATTAACATGATCAACTATATCATTTTTCCATTCTTCTTTGGTCGGAAAGTTAGAATATGTTTTTTCTGGTGTTGATATTTTGGACTCTGTACCAAAAATTTCCCATTTTCTCCATTCATGGTTTTTTTCAAAGTAATCAATAATTTCTTTACTATGCTTGAAGGCATTTTTAAATAACCAAACCTTGGGATGTAAAAATTCTATATCATAAGAATCATTACTATAATCAAAATTATTGTTCATATGGACTCTTTTTTACCACCTTTGAGCCACCATTAAATTTTTCAATAGATTCTGGATCTGATGGATCATATCCATCTTTAAAAATAAAACCAGGGAACATATACTTATCACCAGACTTCATTAAATGTACTTGATGACGATATGGGAAAGTAGATGGAAAGATCAATGCAGATCCTGCAACTGGCTTAATCCAAAAGTCAACAAGTTCCTCATTTCTAGGGTCATTAATATCTGAGTGTGGCTTCAAATGGCTGTACTGTGGATCTCTTAGATCTTTATCATGAAGAATCCAAGAAAGTTCTCCGCCCTCATAGTTATCATTTACATAAACTATAATAGACCACCAAAGACTTTCATCTCCAGCCTGTGCATCAAAATGTGCACCCATTTCTAATCCTGGAATATATTTCATTATTCCAGCAAAAGGAGAAAGGTTTGGATTTGGTATGTCTAGCCCTCTATCTTGTATGAAAGCCTCTGCAACCTTTTTTATTGAACCTAATATTGAGTCAACAATGTACTCTGCCTTCTCTTTTGTTTCACCAGAAAGTAGGTGCAAATTGTTTGGCTGCATATCTTTTTTACCACCAAAGGAGTAGCCGTCATTTGAGTTAGAAAGCCACTTTTGCCATGATGGAATTACTGGCTGTATGTCTGGATTACCATCTGTCTCTAAAATTAAATTAAGAAATTTTTCATGATCTGGCAAAACATCTGTATAGTAATAGATGTTTTCATGTAACCTTTTCTCTAACTTCATGCTTGTTCCTCCACTTTGTATTTATTTCCGATAGGATCAATCTTGTATCCTTCGTCTAACAACTCTTTCCATTCAGCCTTTGTTTCTTCTTGAGACTCTCTAATTTTTTTCATTTCTTCTTCCCATCTATTTCTTACTTCTTCTGGATAGTCTTCAGCGTCCCTATCATCCCAAAAAGATCCCAAGGTATATCTAGTGCCTTTTGTAATCATTGTAACTTCATGCAAATTTGTGTAATCTCCAGCAAAAGCAGCAAGTAGCCCAGTTTTAGGTTTTATCTGTATTTGTCGTTCTGGGAAATTTAATATCCCACCTTCAAAATCTTCATTTAAATATACAAACGTTGCATATCTACTTCTTTCAAATGGACTTGGAGTTCCATCATTATATGAGTTATCAGCATGTACAGTAGCATATGCTCCCTTTTCCCATTTTTGTGTGTGATATCCAATTTTAGACATCTGTTTTGGATCTTTATTATGAATCTTTGCAGTTATCTCTATAATCTTTTGTTCAATATCTGAAAAAAAGGTTCCTGGCAAACCACATTCTAAAATTTCTGGATCATTATCTTTTGGTAAATTAGATGAATATGATTCGTAAAATGTTATAGGTGTCCATTGCATTGTTTCATTCTTTACCTGCAAATTTAAAACATCAATAATTTTTTGACATTCTTCAGGTGTAAGAAAATCTTCATATACTAAAATATCCTCTGAATATCTAATCTCTTTCATATTTATTTATCACCATCCAACAATGTCCTGTGGTACTTTTCATTTTGATTTGGCTTTACTTCTCCAGTATGTTCTAAAATGGTCCAAAAGAATGGACAGGTGTATCTAATACCATTTCTAATTTCTGTAACTCCATGGATAAAGTTCATGTCTCCTGGGAAAAAATATGCTGCACCTTTTTTTGGTTTAAACTTAACATCTTGCAACGGGAAATATAACTCTCCACCCTCGTAGTCATCATTTAAGTAAAATAAACTTGAAAGATCATAGTATGGAAAATCATTAGCCAGTCCAGCATCAGGACCCTCATGAAGTTCTTTGTCTGCATGTGGTTTTTGAAATTGTCCAGGAAGCCATCTTACAATTGTTTGTCCAGTTGGTTGAACTTTAACTTTAAAAAAGTCTTCAATAATTGGTTGTAGTTTTTTAAATAGGCCTTCAATTACTGGACCAATTCTGGGATCATTTTTATCTAGACTAGACCTAGTTGCCACTCTATCTTTCCAATAGTTAGCATCATAAATAACAGTACCGTTGTCATTTTGATGACTTTCTGTAACATCCCAAATAGTTATAGACTTTGCAGCATTTTCTAGAAAATCAATCTCTTCCTGTGTCATAAAGTTTTCAAGTTCAACAATCATGTCTTTGCCAGTTCCATAAAATCCAGAAGGCGTAATAGACTTTGCGACTCTATCTAAGTGATTCTTGTTTGTGATTTCCATATTATTATTATATCACCTCTCGTTTTTTGTAGTTAAATCTGTTATTTTTAAGTGTAAAGACTTTTTTTCATGGCTGCCTATGCTTTGCCCTTTATGATCAACAGCATCTCTATAAAAATTACTAAACTTGCCCTGCTCTGATATTTTTTTCCATTCTTCTAGGTATTCCCTTTTTTCTTGCAGGGCCTCTGGATCAAAAGTTTTGTCATATACCTCTAACTCAATCAAAGAAAGTTTTTCAAGTGAAACTGGAATTAATGTAGCAACTGGAGTGCCTGCAGGAATTACAATATTTTGATGTGACCTAGTTATTCTCCATGCAATTGGAAAAGCCTCATCATAAAATGAAGTAGACATTATTGACGTAAATGGTGTTGCGCCATCTATAAAATAATTTGGTGGGACAATAGAAATAATAGATGTATTTTCATCAGTACGAAAATATAAACCACTATTAAAACTTATTGTTGCATTTCCACGACCTAAGTTACAAACATTCGGTGGTGATTTTAATATTTTAACATGATCTTGAGTTGTATCTACAACACCATCCCAAACAAACTCTATGTCTTCTAAAAAAGATATAGACCAGCCAATGGAGTTAGCAAGAGATACAGGAAAGCATTTATATGCGTGTCTGTCATAAGTATCATCCATCCAGTTCCTCTGAACTTGAGTTTGTTCTATTTTAACTGGATGGTTTGGTATTTTATAAACAGATACTTTCATTATTCTGTGTCTTCTACATACATCTCTCTTGTATGAAACTTTTTATTATAGTCTAACATTGTTACAATTGAATACTTTGTTCCAGAATGAACGGGCATTGCACGATGTGGATACATAAAGTTAGATGGGAACACATATAAATCTCCAGCCTTTGGCTTGATGTTCATTTTTTGTAATCTAAAATACAACTCTCCACCTTCGTAATCATCATTAACATAGGCAACCAATGAAACTGTACAGTTATAAGAATAGCCATGATCATGATGTTCTTGGAAGTGTTGTCCTGGGCCATATTTAATAAAATTAAAGGCTTCCCAATATTTTAAATCCATAATATTAAAATCTTTACGATAATCATCAACTGCGACACGCTGTGCATCATAAACCTTTTGCCACATATCTTGAAAAATTAATGACTCTTCTGTATCTATATGTTGAATATCTTCTTTTTTAAACTTAAAATCAACACAATCACGATAACTTGGAATTAATTGTTGATAACCAACATATGCTGGTCTCCACTTAAAAACATTTTCGCTATCAATAGCGCCAAGATTTTTTTCTAATATGTTAATAATATCAAATTCTGGTTTAATTACATCTCTATAGCAATAAATTCCATTGCCAAGATCTTCTTTAGCACTCCATGTTTGCATTTTATTTATACTCTCTTCTTGTCCAAATGTCATTTTGATAAACCCCACCGTCTGGCTGACGATATAGTTTTATGTTGTCCATCATTCTATCATAAATTTCTTTTTGCTGCAAGATCTCTATCTCATGTGTCCAATCTTCTCTTTTAAAAGGAAGTATTTGCATGTACGGAGTCCCTGCTGGAATTGTTCCCTCCCAATCTTTAATTACAAAAAATGGAAAACTTCCAGATATATGAACGCTATCATTATCTACAACACCAGTTGTATTTAAAAATGGTAAGTCAAATCTATTCATTGGAGTCATATATAAACAACTGTATCCTTCTGGAACTTCTAGACCCCAGTCTGGCATCCATGCAAAATGTTCTTGATAGTAGCCCTGTGGATGCTCAAACTGTGGCATAGGCTGTCTCCTTGTACAAAAATCTTTATGCTTCTCATCACTAACACTAACATCTATTTTCCCATACTTGTCTTTAAAAAATGTAATATCACATGGAGTTCTTAGAACATACCCTGTAATAAAACCATCCATGATTGCTGGGCATGCTTTCCAAGTTGGTATTTTGCCATAGTCATCCGTTGTGCCTTGTCGTGGAAATGGACACACTTCTTTTGTCGCCTTATAATAATCTTTTGTGATTGGATGAATTGCAAATCTATCTGCATCTTTGTACCATTTTGGCATTGTTTTATGAGTTGGCAAGGGAACAGAGTTACTCTCATTATTGAGCCAAGGACGGAAGGATCTAAAAATAATTAAATTTGAAACTGCTTCTGATATTTTTTTTATCACAAATTTTCCTTTGTTTTTTATTTAGTATATCATAGTTAAGCAGTTCTGTAAACTTGAATTTTAACCCTATGTATTATAATTATTTTATCTATCAATCAAATCAATAATTAAATACACAATATCTGTTTCTCCAAAATTATACAATGAGGATAACTGCTCTTTATGTGCTATTGTTTCTGTACCAGGGATATTGTTATATATTTCATCATCAACACATAGTGAAGCATTAGAATTTGTTATTATTGGAATATAACATTTGTTTATAATGCTTGCATATTCTTCAAACTCATAGTATTGACGCAAAGGATATTGTTGTGGATTTAATTTAACAAAATATGCAGAACCTGAAATCATATTATATTTAGATTCTATTTCTTTTATTAGTTCATTTGTTAAATTCCAAATTTCATGATTTTTATTTTTTTCAAGTTTAAAGTTGTTACCTTCTTTAAATAATTTTTCATCAATATCAAATAAATAAAAAAAATGCATGTAGTAGTTATATTGAAACAAGTCTTCTTTTGTTTCTTTTTGTTCCCAAATAATCTTATTATTATTAATTATTGACTGTATATCTTTTATCATTGATTAACTTTCGTATTTATATTATAGAATACAGACTCTGTATGGTAAACCTCTGCGTCTACATTATTCCACTCTAAAATTCTATTCCTGTCTGTATTATCTAAACTTTTGTATATTCTTGTTGAATCAGGGTTCCAATAATTTGATGCCTTCTGAATATTATGTTTAATTTGATGCTGTGGTATTTTTAAATCTTGAAGTATTTTATCAAAAACATTTTGTATATTTTGATGATGTAATTGTTCAGATTTAATTAATAGCGAAACATCTTGTAATCTTTCAATCATTATTTCTTTTGATATTTCACAATTAATTACCTTTTCACTATTCATAAATCCATATTCTTTACCACCTAAATCTGATAACAAAAAGTTTTTAGATTGCATATTCCCAATTCTATGACTATTATTTTCAAACCAATCCATCATGGTGTTTTTATTAAATTGCATCGCTCCGACTGGCATAGTTCTTTGAGCACCTCTATCTAACATTGCATAATGAGAATAAAAACTTACTGCATGCTTGATCGGATCTCTGAACAAACTAGTAACATATGTTTTATCTGTTATAAAGTCTGCCCAAAACCTATGAGCAACATAAGTTTCTCTATCGTAAAAATTTTCTATACCGTGCTCTTTAAGTATTTTGTCTAATGGAACAACAATATTATGTGTAAAAAATCTACCAGCAGTTTTTGGAACATGCAGGAAATAAAAACTATCAAATAATTTGTTCATAATTTTAATTCTAGCATACATCAACTTATATTTTAAGGAGATGCGCCCCAGATGAATGAGAAGTATGGTGGTGGGAAGAACGGTGGGAAGAATGGTGGGAAGAATGGTGGGAAGAACGGTGGGAAGAACGGTGGGAAGAATGGTGGGAAGAATGGTGGGAAGAATGGTGGGAAGAACGGTGGGAAGAAT